GCCGCTGCGACCACGGGCACTCGCTCCGCCGCTGCGACCACGGGCGATGGCTCCGCCGCTGCGACCACTGGCACTTGCTCCGCCGCCTCATCTTCCGGTCGCAATAGTATCGCCGCCGCGCTTGGGCCCCATGCCCGCGCCCGGTCGATGACAGCCATCATGCTGGCTCGTTACGATGACGAGTTGAGCGTCACGCATGTCTTCGCGGGCATGGTCGATGGGGCGAAGATCAAGGGCGGTGTCTGGTACGAGCTCGACGCCGACGGCCTTCCCGTCGAGTGCAAGGACCAGGGTGAGGCGTGATGAACGACACATTCCTCTGGCCACCGTCCCTGAACAAGTCCGTCGACACGCAGCGCATTGAAAACGCTCGCCGGCCTACAGCCGCAACGGTTTTCATGGCTCCGCAGCCGCGACGACAGGCTTTCGCTCCGCAGCCGCGACGACAGGCGCGAATTCAATCGCTGCCGCGCTTGGGCCCCATGCCCGCGCGTCGGCTACGGGTTCGGCTGCGGGCCGGGCATCGGAGCCTACAGACGCCATGGCCGACCAATGGAGTGGCCTCATCGACGAAGGCCGGAGGGTCGCATGACCGGGAAAAAACTGACACCAGAAGAGAGTCGCGCCGCATGGGAAGCGCGAGAGACGACAGAGAAAGCTCCGAGGATTCCGATGACTGAGAGGGAACGCCCAGAGATCGAGCGCGAAAGCCTTCTTGACCAGATCGCCAGGCTCACCCGCGAGCGGGACGAGGCGCGGAAGTTTCTCAAGCTTGCGTCAGATGACTGCACCCGCCTGACACGCATTGCGATGACGTCACAAGCTGACGAGGCGGGCGAAACCAAACGCGCAGATGCAAATTCCGAAGCTCTCACCGCCGCCCTCGCCAGAGAGGAGAAGCTGAAACACGCGCTGAAGTACACAGCAACGGCAATTGATATGGGCCGCAGCGAGCCCTTGGAGGTCGCGCGCGAAATCATCCGCAACGCGCTGGAAGACTGCGCCACCTTGGAGGACAAGCCATGAGAACCGCAGAGAAGATCGTGCAGGAACTTCGACACGGCCTTGAGAACTATAAAGGATCAGTCGACGCAAAGATCATGCGGGAAGTGACACTACTCATCCGCACCGCCAAATCCGACGCCTTCCGCGCTGGTGCTGAGTGGATGCGGGAGGAGGCGGCGAAGGCGGCGGAAGACCATCGTTGGGCGCGCGATGTGTCTTGGTGGCTTGTGGCCACGAAACACGAGATCAGCGTTGTATCTGCGCAGGAAGCCGCATCCGCTATCCGCGCCATCACCATCAAGGAGCCGAACAATGGATGATTTTTTTCTCTTCGTCGGCGTTACCGTCGGCGCCAGCATCCTCGGTTTCTGCATTGGCCAAGCAATCTTAGTTCTATGGGGGATCAAATGAGTGAAGAGAACAGCCCAGCATTCCCGACACAGGTGCAATTCGGCCTCACCAAGCGCGAGTACTTCGCAGCGCAGGCGATGTCGGGGATCATTTCATCGTATGAATCTGTGTCGGCCCAACAGGTAGCGCGAGAAGCTGTTGCTTGCGCCGACGCCCTGATCGCTGAACTCGCGAAGGAGAAGAACAATGGATGAGGTTGAGAGGCAGGATCAGATTATCGGCGCGTTCGAAGCATTGCGCGTCGCCATCGTCGTGGAAGACCCGAAACGGGAACTGTTGTTCCGGCTGGAAGAAATCAACGTGGCGGTGAATCTTGCCCTCCGCCCCGCGCAGGAGAGCGCATGGCAGCCGATAGAGACAGCGCCGAAAGATGGGGGTGCACTATTTCTCGCCTGCACGGCTGACGGTCGGCAGATGATTTTTCGTGGCAGCATTCTGAGAGACATGATGAAGCCGGGGACGCCGGATCAATTGCGGTTTCCAGCAACGCACTGGATGCCGCTTCCCGTTCTTCCCCAGCCTATGAAGGAGAGCGACGCATGAGCCCAAGTAAGTCCGTCATTATCGTCTACACAAATTGGCGAGGTGTCATGGCAGTTCGCCGCATCGTCCCACTTCGCATGGAGTTCGAGAACAGCGAGTGGCACCCTGAGACACAGTGGGTGCTGTACGCCCTCGACCTCGACAAAAGGGAGGAGCGAGTCTTTGCGATGAAAGATATTGAAAGCTGGGACATCCCCGCCCCTCCTGCATCAGGAGGAGAGTGATGACTGACATTTCAATGTGCACGAACAAGACATGCCCAATGCGTTGTAACTGTCATCGAAACCCCGCAAGCGGAACAATTGCCGATCCAGTATGGCAAACGTGGACGACTTTTAGATGGAAAATGGTCGGACCTCGGTTCCCGCAAGATGTGCTTTGCGAAGACTTCATGCCGAAAAAGCTCGACTATCTACAGGGACCTTCCCATGACCAACCGTGACAAGATCATCGAAGTGATGGCGAGGGGTATTGCACTGAACAGCGCCCGCCAAAAAGATTACGGGGAAGATGTCGCCCAGAAAGCGGTTGACGCAACTTGGATCATGTGGATCGCAGATGCTGCCTCCTCCTTCGACGCCCTCGCCGCCGCAGGCTACTGGATCGCGCCGAATGAGCCGACAGAGGGGATGCTTAATGCTGCCGCCGAATGTAGCTGGATCGTGACGGGAACACCATACAAACGAGCGACTCTTGCAAAAATCGCCATTGCTATCCGCGACGCCTTCTTGCGCGAGAAGGAGTGCCGCGACAATGGCTGACGCAAACACAACCGAAACGGCCCCAGAACAGCGCCGAGCGAAAGCGTCCTACGTTGGCGTCCCCGCCGGACATCGTCTCGAACTCGCCTGTCAGCAACTCCACAAAGCATTCTGGCATGTGGACCATTACGGCATCTATCAGGTGGGAAGCTCACTTGAGCGGTCGGACTGGCGCGACGTTGATGTAGTGATGATCCTGTCAGACGAAGGGTTCCAGAAGCTCTTTCCGGGCACGACTGACAACATATACACCTTTGATCCGCTCTGGCTGATCATGTGCATCGGCGTCAGCATGTGGATGACCGAGACAGTCGGCGTCCGTATTGACTTCAAGTTCCAGCCTCAAAAGGCAGCGAACCGAGATCACAAGGGGAGGCGCAATGCACTTGGCCTCGTGTTCGCCAAGGAGGGGAAGTGATGGCATCCCCGCTTTACGAAAATCTAGCTCTATCCGCCCTTGGAGAGGCGTCTCCGCGCACCGTCGAAATACTAGCGATCTTGGGGCAGGGAAATCCAGAGCAGGCTGTCTTGTCTCTTTTCGAGCGGCACCCGTCGGCTCAGTGGTGCCAGCGGTCGAGGACTGTAGCCGAGGATGCTGTTGATGTTCTGAATGTCGTCGTCGCCGGGGCAGACTTCCAGCGTCGCCTGCCTGATGAAGGTCTGGCCGATCTATGTTCATTTTTTATCCAGAGGCTTCGCTTTTCCGACCGAGCCAAGGACACCGCCTCATGACCCGCCGCGCCGCCCGCTGCACACAATCGGACATTGCCCGCGCACTCCGGGCCGTCGAAGGCAGCGCGACGCCGAAAGCCGTCGAGATCCTGCCGGACGGGACGATCAGGATCATACCGGCCCCGGCCAACGATAGCCGCCGCCCAGGATCGCCAGTTGCCCCCCGGAAGGACATCGTGCTTTGATCGAGGCCATGCCTCGACCGCGAAAGCCACACCTGCACCGCGAGACGACGCGCCACGGCTCCGTGACGTGGTATGTCCGCGTTGGGAAAGGCCCGCGAACCCGCATCAAAGCGCCATTCGGGAGCCCGGAATTTTCTGCGGAATATGACGCCGCGATCAGCGGGCTACCGCGCGAGAAGGCCCCGCGCGCCGGCACAAACACCCTTGCCTGGCTGGTCGCCCGCTACCGGGAAACGATGGACTGGGCCAAGCTTTCGGTCGCCACGCGCCGGCAGCGCGACAACATATTCAAGCACGTTCTCGCGCAAAGCGGAGACAAGCCATTCGCCGAAATCGTGCGGGCCCATATTGTCGCCGGCATCGATCGCCGCCGGGAAAAGGCCGCAGCAGCTCGCCATTTCCTCGAGACCATGCGCGGGATGTTCCGCTGGGCCCTCAATGCTGAACACATCGATGTTGATCCGACGCATGGGGTCGAGACGCCCCGCAAATCGTCCGAAGGCTTCGTGCCATGGTCACCCGAGGATTGCGCTGCCTATGAGGGCCGATGGCCCGTAGGAACCCGCGAGCGCCTTGCCTATGACCTTCTGCTCTATACCGGCCTCCGGCGAGGCGACTTCGTGATCCTGGGGCGCCAGCATGTCCGCAACGGCGTCGCCACGATCCGGGCTGAAAAGAACGGCGAGGAAGTCAGCTTTCCGCTTCATCCTGCTGCCCTGAGATCCATTGAAGCGACGAAGACGGGCGACCTCGCCTATTTTGTCGGACAGCGCGGCCAGCCGATGACGAAGGAGTCGTTCGGCAATTGGTTCCGCGAAGCCTGCCGGGAAGCGGGCGTGAAGGGATCGGCCCACGGCCTGCGGAAGACGCTGGCGACAATGATGGCCGATGCGGGCGTGACGGAACATGAGCTGATGGCGCGCTTTGGCTGGCGCGAGGCACGAACGGCGGCGATCTATACGCGGAAGGCGAACAGGCGGAAACTGTCGTCACAGGCGTCGGCGAAGCTGCTCGCAAGCACGGAACCGGAACAGTCTATTCCCGCACCTATTGCCCCGGTGCGGGCGAAAGGCAAAAAGCCTCAATAAATTCAATCCGTTGGAAAGTTCGTGGTGGGGGAAGCAGGCGAGCCATACTTCGCACAATCCAATGCGTTAGCGCAAGGTGCGGGCGGAAAGCGCCCCTTTGATTCTCAATTGTTTTTTCGCGCGCGCCCCGCACCCTGAAACGCAAAAAGCCCCGGCGCGAGGCCGAGGCTTTGGGTCTTCCATGCGGTTTCGATTACGTCCCGAACATGCTCGGCCGCTTGTCGAGCGCCTTGCGCAATTCCGTGACCTCCATCCGCAGGCTGTGGACCTCGGCCATCAGGTCTTTAACGCGGTCCTCGTAATGCTCAAGGAGCGACTTGATCCGGTCGGAAACGATGGTTTCTAGCGCAGCCGTGCCTTCGTCGGCAGCTTTCTGTGCCTCGGCGGAGACCTTTCGCCGCGTCGTCAGATAATTGAAAAACTGAACAATTACACCGCCGCCGATGACCTTCGCCGCGTCGATGAGCCAGCCCGGCTCAGGAGGTGTGTCCGACATAATGCGCCCCGCCATTCCCAGAAATGTGCGGGACCGGGCACCGCGCCCGATCCCGAATGATCAGCCGCCAGCTTCATCCGCCGGTACGGTTCTGCTCTTCCTGGCGCTTCCAGACGAGCGAATCCTGTGTGGCCGGCTTCATGCCGAGCGCGGTCAGGATTTCATAAGCCGTGATGGCCGTCTCGATGGCCGCCACGGCCTGCGGGGCAGCAGCTGCCATGCCCGCATAGCCGCCCAGCCGCTCGACCAGCGCGGTCGCGCCCGGGAAGTGCGCCTCGATCATGTGGATCGGCGAGGAGTTCGCCACCTGATCGTAAATGCCCTTCAGTTTCGCGAGCGCGTTGGCAGCGACCTCGAGGTCGTGTTCGATGGTCTTGAGGTCCATGTCAGCCTCCGACGCTGATGAGGCCGGCCTTGGCTGCCGCCTGACAGGCGATGGTGGTGGCCTGATCGACCTTCGTGGTGCCGGTCGCCGTGCCCTTCGACGTGTCGAAGATCCGGATGACCTGCGTCGTCGTCGGCTCGATGACGCAATAGAGCGTCGCCGAGACCTTCACGACCTGCTTGCCCGCGTCGGTCCAGGCCTGAAGATTGGCGCGCTGGTCGGGCGTCAGGTTGAGCAGCGACACGCAGCCGCCGAGACCGAACATCGGGAGCAGCGCCAGCGCGGCCACCAGCTGCGGCGGCACGACGGGAGGCTTCGACGGATCAGCATGGGTCGTCATGGACCAGACAGCCGTTCCGATGGCGACAGCAACGCCGGACCACTGGGCGACCTGGTCGACCGTGACCCAGCCGCGCTGGATGAGATAGCCACCGGCAGCACCCGACAGGGCGCGGACGACGCCGAGCACCTGGTCGAGAACGAGCGTGTGGGTCTTCCACGACCAGCCGGCCGTGATGATGGAGAGCGCCGCGCCGCTGGCGAGCGTCCAGACGTCGGCGGTCACGTAGCCGTGTGCGATGGCCGCGCCGCCGAGCGCAGTCATCAGCGCCCGGACAATGCCGAGCACCTGATCGAGATTCATGGTCTGTCCTTTCAGGGAGTGGGTCGGGACAGGAAAGGCTCCCCGCGCGCTGGCTGTCCCGACCCATGCGCGGAGGAGTTCGTCAGGCTGCGCGGGCCGCCATGGCGAGCGCCGCTGCGAGGACCGCATTCTCGCGTGCCATCCAGCCGCGCCCGAAGGTCACGAAGGTCCGCAACCCGCGCCAGAACGACCGGCGGCGCGCGTCTAGCGCCTTGATGCGCGCGACCGGCGGCAGGTGGCCGATCTTCGCATCCCAGTCCAGCGCGCGTGCCGGGCCGCTGTTGACGGCGATGTCGAACAGCAGGCAATCGACGCCGGCAGGCAGTGCGTCGCCGTTGATGTGCGTCCAGTAGTGCGCCCGGTAGATCGCGGCGGCATCCTCGCGGGTGAGGGCTTTCACATCGGCCTTGGTAACCGTGTGTCCGCGCCACTCGGAGAGCGTGCCGCGGGTGATGCCGAGATTGGTGGCGCCGCCCGGATCGCGCGGATCGTCCACATAGCCGCCTTCGAACCGGAGCGTCAGCGACAGGCAGGCGTCGAAATTGTCGCGCATGGGGTGCCTTTCAGGTGGCAGCGAGCAGGAAGCAGAGGACGGCAACCACGACGAACGCGAACGGGAGAGCGACCTCGCGCAGCGTCCGCATGGCGTCAGAGCCGCGCGAGGCGGATGGCCTTGGCCCCATAGGCGGTGCAGCGAGGTCTGGCCGCGCTGCCGCGCTCATAGAGGCCGAGGGATGCGCAGGACACGCCATGCAGCCGGATGATGTCGGCGAGGTAGCGCATGCCCGCTTCGAGGCCAGTGGCGCAGTCGGTGAGCGGGCCGGTGATGCCGACGCCGCGTGCGGTGCGCGGGAGCGTCTGCATGATGCCGACCGCGCCTGCCCATGAGCGCGCGCGGCAGTTGTAGCCGCTTTCGATCTTCACGATCGCATGGGCGACGCTCGCCGGGACGCCATGGCGCTGCGCCGAGGCCGTCACCATGTCGGCGATGGCCCCGCGCTGGACAGGTGCGCTCCTCGAGGACGTGACAGGCACTGCCCAGCGCTCGCGCATCCAGTATTCTGCGGCGCTCTCGTCGGCGCAGGCCGCACCCGCGAGCGCGATGACGCCCGCGAGTGCCAGGATGGTCTGACGGATCACGATCAGACCCCCATGCAGTGATAGTTGATCTTCGTGGACGACGCCGACGCATGCGTGATCGTGATCGCCGAGGTCGAGAGCGTGTAGGACAGCACCACGGACCCGGTCTGGCTGGTCACGACGCAGAACGGTGCGGCGGTGTAGGCCGTCGCGAAGGTGATCGTGCAGCCAGTGGCTGTCGTGCCTTCGGTGACTTCGCCCGCCATGTCCGTGCTGCCGGATCGCATGGCCGGAGACGTGCCGCAGCTGCTGGGCGTGGGAGCCGTGCCCGATGCGTCACCAAAATGGTGGCCGGTGCCCTTGAGGTTGCCATTCGTATCGACGGTCCAGCGAGTGACCTGCGATCCGGTCTTCAGGATGATCGAATCCGTAGTCCCGGGCGCATAGGTGCTTTCGAGCGTCAGTGTCGCTGACGTAGTTCCGCCGCCGACGACCGTGGGGCCAATCCAGTTTGTTCCGACGACATTTCCAGTCGTGTTGAGGTCGCCACTCGCCGAGATGGCCGCTGTCGTTGTCGTTCCGGTGAAGATCGGCGAGGCCATGGTCGGGTTAGACCCGGACTGGCTGAGAACAAGAGAGCCGCCGATGTAATAGCCCTGTCCTGTCGACAGGTAGAGATTACCGGATCCGATAGACAGGCCAGCCCAGGACGAGGGAGACGCCAGAGAGAGGAAGCCACCCGTCGCCTGCATCTGAATGATGCGAGATGTTCCGGACCCGTCCCGATAGCTCATATTGATGGGCTGGCCGGCAATGTTCGTCCCACTGGCCGCCAGCGCGCCGAGGGAAATAGCGACCGACGCCGCGCCGTCCATCGTCGTGTAACCCTGAGACCACTTGATGCCGGTTCCGAGGTTGTTGACGATGTAGCCCAGCGCCGAAGTCGGCTGCGAAAGTGAATTGCCACCGACGGAATTGCCGATGATCGACGATCCCGGATTCATGATATTGAAATCGGTTTCGGTGCCGATGCAAAGGCGTCCGGTTCCCGCGCCGACCGTGCGTGTCGCCGCGTCCTGGCAGAGCGTATTCGTGCCCCAGGATGCAGCATTGTCGACTTCGGCCGTCACGGCCGCAAAATAACCGACCGAGTTACGCTGTCCCGCACTCGCCGCAGCTAGACCGCGAACGTAAGACCCGAAACCGGTAACCTGGCCGATGGTCGACCCTGCCGGCAACGCTACAGCGCTCTGAAAGCCGTCATAGAAGGACGTCCCCGGCGAGATGGCGTTGTAAACGCTGTAGGCCGTGAAGTTGCTCGCCCGGTTCGAAAACTGGAACTGCTCGGACGCGCTGAACGTGTAGGAGCTCGCCGCCGATCCGGTGCCCAGCGTATCGCCTGCCTTCTTCGCGAAGGCCCCGCCGACGACAGCGCCCCAGGAGCGCATGTCGGATTTCTTCGGGTTATAGACGCCCGATGCCGGGACGCCGTCCGTGTTGTAGTCGCGCCAGATGATCGCGGCGTCCGCAGCAATCGTGGTCGCCGTGAAGGTCTGTGCCTGTGCACCGGACAGCAGGCAGCCGAACGCAAGCGCCAGCGCGCCGAGAAAACGACGGGTCATATGAGCCTCTTGGTGTGGGAGTTAGAACACTTCGACGAGGTCGAGCGTTGTGTCGGCGACGAACCCGATCTGGAGTTTCGCGCGGGCCGTATCGTCAGCCATCAGCCGCATGGTGCAGCGAGGGCGTTCGAATTCGATGCGGTCACCAATGGCCACCGCCGCGCGCAGGCCCGGTGAGAAGCCGAGCGTGAACGTGCCGTCGCCGTTGTTCGTGAAGGTGTCGGCGAGATAGAGCGATGTGCCGCCAAGGCCGAAATACTGGCCAGCCGTGGGCGGCGTCACGCCGCTATAGGTGAAGGTGATGGTTCGCGCGTTGATCGCGCCCGCTGCTGTCGCGAGCGCGATGCCAGCCATGCCATCCTGCGCGAACAGGCTGCCATCCGAGAAGGTCGCGCCGTCCGAGAATGGCGCGGTGGCTGGCAGGCCGCCCGCAAGCCGCCCCGGCGTCAACTGGTCCCACGGTCCGATGAGCACCGATCCGGAGCGGCCCTGCATCCGGCTGGCGAAGGTGCGCCAGTAAAGCAGCCGGTTCGGGTCGAGCCGCGTGCCCCAGATGCGGAACGATAGCGAGGCGCGCCACCGCGACGAGGGCGATGCGACGATGCGCTCGTTGCCGAGAATGCTGATGCCGCCGCTGCGGGACTGGTTTTCGAGCCAGAACTCGATGCTGTTCGGGGCGATCCAATCCGGCCAAAGGAGTGCAGTCATGAATCACACCGTCACGGTCTGAGGGCCGGTTGCGGCAGAGGCCGCACCACCTGAATTTTCCGCCGTCGCCCAGTAGCGCCACGTCCCGGTGCCGGGATGATCGGTCGCCACGACGACCTGGTTGGGCGCGCAATAGACGGTGGAAAGCCGCGTGGCGCCCGAGAAGGTCGCCCCGGACGTCCGCCAGAACACGACATCGGCGACCGTGGACGAGTTCGGAGCCGTCGCGCCCAGCGTCACGGTGCCGGACGCATTCGAGGCGGACAGCGCAGTCGGCTGGCCCGGCGCGGTGCTGGTGCTCGCCACCGTGATCGACGAGATCGCCGTCCAGTTGCCCTGCAACGTGGTCGTCGAGATGAAGCGGACCTGCACGTCATAGGTGCCGACCGCCACGACGCCAGTGTCGAAGGACCAGACACCCGCCGCAACAAGGTCTGAAATCCAGTTGCTCGTGCCGGTCGGCGCATACTGGACCAGCATCCGGAGCGTCGGATCGGTGGGCGGCGTCACGCTGACATTGATCGACGAGGCGAGCACGCCGCCATAGGTCGACGTGTTGACGGACAGCGCCAGGCCAGTCGGGTCCGGAATGGTCGGCGACACCTCGACAGTCGGCGCGATCGGCGGCGCTTCGCCCTCTTCGCTCGCCGGATCCCACGCATAGGCTGTGGAATGGAGCGACACGACGTCGAGCGTGACGCGAGTGAAGTCCGGCGAGACCGAATATTTGGAAATCAGGAAGGTTTCGTCGATGCCGAGATCGTCGCTCGGCAGCGTCACCCTGATCATGCGCTCGGTGATGGCGTTCAGGCCGGTCACGTCGAGCGTGATCGACCCGCGCCAGGCTGGATTGCCCTTGGCGTCGTTGATCTTGGCGAGCCGCCGCGCCTGCCCGTTGCTGGGCACCATGTCGAGTTCCAGCGACGTGGGCAGGTCGCCCGCCACCGCCTGCGAGGCCGCATTGATCCACGGATCGGCTTCGACCGCCTGATAGTCGTGATCTGGCGACGTGTAGGTAATCGTGGTGTCGTTGAAGGCCGAGAGCTTCCCGGTGCCCTGCGACAGCGAATATTCAAGGATCGCATCGCCCTGGAAGGTCAGCGTCGGCGCGACCCACTGGCCGCCACGGATGCCGATCAGCCCGTCCGGCGTCCGGTAAAGTTCGCCGTCGCAGGTCGCCAGCATGCGGCGCTGGATCGATCCCGGTTCGTCGGTGAGGTTATAGGTGCCACAGAGCCGATAGCGCTTTTCGGTGCCGCCATGCTTCAGGCTGACCGTCTGGTCGCACAGGTTGGCGAAGTCGATGAAGCTCTGCACATCGATGCGCGCGCGCGGCTTGTCTCGGCCGTCCGGGTGGCGGAGGAAATCGAGGATGCAGAGCGCCGGATTGTCCGACCACGTCCAGGTCGTCGGGTTGTCCCAGGTGTCGTCGGGGTTCTGGCCGCCGACGCGCGGATCCCAGACCAGCGAGCCGCGCATGACGACACGCACGAACGGCTCGGCCGACTTGTAGTAAGTCGTGTAATAGGTCGGGTCGATGACGTAGTAGAAGGCCGCCGTGTAGCAAAGGCCGCGCGCGCGATCGTTTGTGCCCCAGAAGCTCGAAAACACGTCGACGAGCTCGGACATCACGGCCTGGCTGCCGGTGCCCTTCATGCTGTGGATGAAGCCAAGCCCACCCATGGGCGTCAGAACTTGCTTCTTGTTGAAGTTCGGCGCCGCGCTGAACGTGCCGACCTCGTCTGAAAACCAGTATTGCTCGATGGCGTCGATCGGTCCCTGGCAATGGGCCAGCACGGACACGCGACCAGAGAAGTTCGACCCGATGAAGTCGGTCGTCGTGACGTAATAGACGTTCTGCCAAATGAAGCGCGCGCCACCGACCATGGCGCGCCCATAGACGCGGGTGCGTGGCGCGGTGCTCTCGTTGACGGTCGTCTGGCTCGTCTGCGACGGCTGCGAGGGCCTGCCAGACGTGAGCATATTCGCGGCATAGGACAGGCCGACCGACAGCGCCAGGCCCGACACGGACGAGAGAAGCGAGCCGCCTGCTACCGCAGCGCCGAGTGATCCGAAAACACCCATGCCCGTCATCGTCGCCGAAGCAAGCTCGAGCGGCGCGCCGACTTCGGCAGCTGTCGCAGCAGCCGCGATCAGCTCAGGGATGAAGGCAATGACTGCGGGCATCGACCGTCCAAGCTTTGAGGCACTGGCTGGCACCGACCATCAGGCCGCGAGGCGCGAGCGCCGCCCAGCGGGTGCCGGTGAAGATGGCGGCTGTCGCGCCGCCGCTCGTCAGGATCACGCCCACGTCGCCGCGGCGTGGCTGTGATGTTTCCGGGAAGAACAGCATCGCCTGTTCGGCAGTGCTCATGACGGCAAAGCCGTCGAAGGTGAAGTCTGCGCCGCGCCAATCCGCCGCCGGATCGAAGCCGGTGCGCGCCAGCACCCAATCCGCGACCCAGAACATGCAGTTGCGCTCGCGCCGGTCGAAGCTCTCGCCAGCCGCCGCGCGCAGATAGTCGGCGAGCGCGTCTCTTACCACGGCGTCCGGTTGTAACGGGTCTTCATGCTCGCGCGCAGCTTCAGGCCGGTGTCGCCGGGATAACGGGCCTGCTGGTCCGCATTGGTCAGGAGCCCGAAGCGCGGACGCCGGCGGTCGGCATTCTCGCCTTCCGCCGTAAGCGTGATGGTGCGTGAGCCTGGCCCCGCGGCCTTGTAGGTCATCAGGTCCATGTAGCCCGACCAGATGGACAGCATGCCACCGAGCGGCGCCATGGGATAATCGCCGGTCACGTCGAAGAACTGGGCATAGACAATGACGCTGCGGCCCTTGACGAGGGCTTCCGAATTCTTCGCGATGCCCTGCATCTCCGCCGTGACGCCGGCCAGCGTGAATGTCACGGCCTGGGCGCTGTCCGTCGTGCTCGACCCGAGACCTTCGATGCCACCGAAATCGCCGGTCCCGATCCAGTCATAGCCGCCGAGTTGCAGCGTCCCGAAGCCAGGCCAGACCCGCATGGGATCGCCGAGAAAGTCGAAGAACACGAGCGGGCAAGCGCCGATGGAGCGCCCCGCCATGGCCGCGTTGATAGCAGGCGTGAAGAGCCCCATCAGGCCGCGCCACGCATCTGGATTTCATTCAGGCGGCCCGGCAGGACCGCCGTCGAGAACTGCGCCAGCCCGGCTTGCACGCCCTGCATGACCATGCGCTGAATGGTGGCGTCGCCGTTCGCACCGGCAAGGTTTACGTTGACGTGCATCTGCTGCGGGCCGCCTGAGCCACCACCGCCACCGTTCGGGATGATCGTCCCGCCGCCCTGAGGCGCAAAGAGCTCCGGGCCGTTCTCGCCGACGACATAGGCCTTGCCGCCCATGACCGGGCCACCGTCCGCCTTGAAGCCGCCAAAGAGACCCTTGAACAGGCCGCCAAGTAGGCCGCCAGCGCCACCGCCACCGCCGAACATGCCGCCAAAATCTCCCTTACCGAGAAGGGCGCTCTTCAGGATGGCGGATGCGATCGACTGGAGCAGGCTCTTCATGACATCCTTCGCGCTGTTACCCTTGACGATCAGGCTGTCGAGCGCATCTGCAAAGGTCTCCGACATCCTGTCGGCGGCGTTTCGCAGTTCTTCGGTACGGTCTTTCAGCCGCTGGGTATTGGCCGCGAGTTCCGCCACCGTGTTCTTTTGCTTTTCCGTGAGGGTGACGCCGTCCTTTTCAGCACGCGCCTGCGCATCCGCGAGAGCAACAGCCTTAGCCCGCTCGACATTGGAGAGCATCCACGTCTTTGCATCCGCCTCGGCCAATTTATTGGCTCGGTTCAATTGGTCGATGTATCGCTCGACCGCGTCCTTACTTTCCGTGTCCTCTTTTGTTTTCTGTGGCTTATACAAATCCTTGATCTTGCGCCTTTTGTTCACGGTCAACGGACGGTCAGCCTGATCTCGCAGATCCTTGGACGCACCGCTCAGGTCGCCGAGGTATCCGGCATTTCCGGAATTGGCATCCGAACGAAGGTCGCGAAGCATTGCTGCGTTGCGCGTCGCCTGCGCATCGTTCATGTGCCCGGCGGCTGCCGCGGTATCTCCCCGGAGCGTCGAAATCTGCGCACGGATCGAAGAGACAGTTTCAGAAAAGCCGTCGCGAATTGATAGGAGCATATTGCCGATCGAAGACAAGACCGAGTGCGCCATCTCAACTGCGCCATCCGTCATGGACTTCATGAACTTGTCCCAGGCCATACGCAATTCTTCATATTTGGCGATCAGAACCTTGTTTGTGTCGTCCTGAGTTGACACGGCGGCTTGGCCGAAAACCTTGATGGCACCCTCTCCGCGCTCTATGAGTCGAAGAACTTCAGGGTCAAACCCAATCTTTTTGACGGCGGCAAGCTTATCGAGCTCGTTACCGCTCTCACGGATCAGCTTTGCGACATCAGCGAAGACCTGCTGAACGGGACGCATGTTCCCGGCTGCGTCCTTAATCTTGATATTATTCGCACTCATGAAGTCAGCGAGTTTGCCGCCAACGACAGACGCCTTGCGCAGGTTTCCTGCAAACTGAAGCATGTCCTGATTTAGTTGCTTTGTGTCGATCCCGTAGATCGACGCCGCTTTATCGAGGGCCTTGATGTCGCGTGTCGAGACACTGAGAGCCTTCGCGAGATCCTGCATCTCGCGCATCTTCTCGATGTTTTCGACGATGTGTGTGACGTAAGCGATGGCCGCAGCACTCGCCGCAGCAAACATGCCGATCAGCAAGCCCTTTGCTGCGCCGGCCGCGATGCCGAGGCGCGAAACCGCCTCGCTGGAGTCCTTCATTCCGGAGGTCAGTGTTGCACCCTGCTCCTTGGCCTTGGCGCTCATCTCTTGCAACTTCGTCTTTACATCCTGAAGACCGGATTTCAGGCCCGATGTGTCGGCTGTAAATCGATACGTTAGGGCCCCAGCTTCTTCCATCCAAAATCCCCCGCCCTACAATGCGTCGCTGTCCGGCATAAGCCGCCCCTGGTCGTCCAGCTTTGCGAAGAGTTCGTCAGCTTCCGCGCGCGTTGGAGCCCCCTGCGCTCCACCACTTCCGCCTTTTCGAACGCCCTTGCTCTCAAGATAACCGTCTGTTGCGGCGAAAAATTCCGGAAGAGATAGTCGCCAGAACACGTCCGGCGAATATCGAAGGTGCCCTAGTCCGATCTTCATCCAGACGCGCCATCGCTGGCGCCCGCTAAAGGGGCTTCGCCCGACGCCCCCGCATCAGAAGACCCGCTGTTTTCCTTGAGCCCGGCTCCGAGCATTAATTCGTTCAGGAATTCCATGAACTTCGGAACTGACCAGCGATTGATTTCCGAAGCAATTGTCTCGTCAATTTTGACGCCGTTCCCTTTCAGGATCGAAACCAAAAACAAACGAAGGCGTGTTGCCGATAGAGTCTTGAAGTCGAGAGCTTCTTCGAAGCTATCGACTTTGAACGCATCCTCAAGTTCGGCGAGCGCGCCAAGACCCAAAGCAACGGAATATTCAGCCCCACCGAACGTGACCGGGATTTCCCCCTTGATGCGATTCGCCATGCTTCACCCGATCAGTAGGAGACAGCCGGCAGGCGGATCGCAGCGAGCGTCAGGTTGGTGATGACGCCGGTATTCAGCAGCGTCACGTTGCCGGTCGCGTCGATATAGGCAGCCGGGATCGGACCGATCATCTTGTCGCCAGTCGTCGCCGGGATCACGACCGAGATAGCCGGCAGCGTCACAAGGCCAGCACCGGGCACCTTCGCGGTGAGCGGCGAGACCGGGTTGATGGTGATGGTCGCGGTCGAAGCATTGGAGTTCTTCGCGTGGATAAACACGCGTTCGTCGGTCTGGCAGCCGGGCACGGTGTCGGAGGCCGTGGCGGCCTGATAGGACGGGGTGATGCCGGCTGCGCCGATGGTCTGAAGGGTAACTGCGGACATGGTTTCGCGCTCCTATGGGAGATCAGATGATCGTGGATCAGGAATAGGTGAACGTCGGCTGCCCGCTCGACAGGAGCTTGGCCTCGAAAGTCGCGGCCTCGTTGTATGGGCCGTCCGACTTGTAGTTGTCGACCAGCGCCGTCATGTCGATCTGGATGCCCTGCGTCACGAGGCGAATGGTCTGCAGGGCGCTCGACGTGGCCGCCTGGAAAAGCGTCTTCGCCCCGGCGTCGTTCTGGTGGATGCCGGCGAAGTCGATGTCGAGAGACTGGATGCCAGCGCCGCCGAGCAGTTCACGCCAGCGCCCGGCGCTGTCAGCCGTCGTCACGTCGATGTTGGTGTTGTTGGCCACGAAGGACCGGGTGCGAAGACCTGCAACCGGCACGTAGGAACCAGCGATGAGGATAGAGAGCGCCCAAGCGCGCCCTGCGTTTGCAGCCATGGTAAATGCTCCGATTGTTCAGGGGCTCAGGCGTGGTCGACGACGACGCGCACCGTGACGACGCCGTGGATCGTGGCGCCGTCCGGATCGTGGAAAGGACCGATCTGGTTGATCGCCCTGCAGAGAACGGCGTGATAGGGCGCTGAAAGCGTCAGATTGGCCGTGTGAAGGATGCGGCGGACGTGGCCCATGATGGCCATGCATGTCCCGGTTTCCGGTGTCTGCGATCCTGGCTGATGCCAGACATGCAGGTCGATCTGAAGATCCTGCCCGTCCTCGGTCGCCGTGGAATAGTCGGCGGACCGTGGGTCTATTTCGATGTATGGCGTCGGCGCGGACGATGGCGCGCGCACGACGACCTGCTGTCCGGCGAGAAGCGGCGCGAGCGTGGCGTCAGCCAGCAGCGCCGCCCGGATCCCCGCGAGGGCTGCGGCGGTTGCGTCGAGCGGGGCGGAAGCTGCCATCGGCGTGTTTCACTTTCCAGTCGCCTTCGCGGCGCAGCTGCTCGAAGCGGATGTCATTCAGCGGCGTACGGTTCACATAGGAACCGAGATCGACGCAGGCTTCCTTGGTGGCCTCGTCGAGCCAGCAATCGCCGGGATCGATGCCAACAGACGTGGTGATTTTCAGGCTCATGTCGCCTTGAGTTCGGCGTTGACATAGGCCCCGATGATGCCTGGGCCCTTCTCCTTCGCCCGCTCCGCTGCGGGCCTCAGGAAGGGCCGCGCCGCCATGTTTCGCGTCCCGTATTCAAGGTGAACGGCATATGCGGCCCCGGCAACAAGATTCACGCTGTTGCTTTCCACTGGCGTCACCCGGATCGACCCGACCAGAAAGCCGAGATCGTTCGCGGGCGCTTCACCCGGCGCGGATGCCTGATGCCGGCGCTTTGGGTTGGACAGATTATAGATGACGCCGGTCTTCGGCCCCTTCAGGATCAACTGCTGGGCGTCGGCCTGCGCCGTGAGCGCGATGGCATAGAGCCCTTTGCCGATCGCACGTTCCGCCGCGCCGGGCATGGCCTCGAGGCGCGCAATCGCGGCGTCGAGACCAGAGATGTCGATGGAGACGTTGTTGGACGCCATCAGCCGATCATCGCCGCTAGTGCGATATTGCGCGGATCACTCATCATCGGTCCTTAGCAGTTCGCTATAAAGAGGCCGGATGCCCCATCGCCGGTATAGGTGGAAGACCCAGAGACGGACGGCTGAATGTAGATGTCACCCGATCCGCTCGCGCCAGCGACGGCCATGATCTGACAGCGAAACCAGCCATTGCCCGCCGGCAGGATCGACGCGATCGCATTATTGAAGGCCGTCGTCGTGACGGCTGCGAGGTCGAAGGTCACGAAGGGCGAAGCCGCGAAGGCAGAATTCGCCAGCGCGATGCGAACCTGCGAGCGCCCGTTCGCCTTGATGTAGAACTGCGCCACATAGGCCTGGCCGTTGACGAGGCCGGTGACGGTGCGGAACAGCGGGTGGCTGTTGAGCGTGGCGTCTTCGACCAGCTGATAGCCAGATAGCGAGCCATCCGGCGCGGCAGCTGCCCCGGCTGCGATGGTCGCACGAGCGACGGACCAGGGCGCGGCGTTGAACACCTGCGGCGAAGACAGGAGCGACAGGCCCGTTGCGCCGCCATCAGCGTCCGCGTCGCGCTCGTCCGCATAAATCGTCAGCCACTGGCGCTGACCATCGAGGTTGAGCGCGCCTGTGATGTCGAACCGACGTCCGCGCCAGTAAATTCTATGATTGGTGCCGACGTCCGCCCGCCAGCGCATGACGATTTCGAAGGTCCGCAGCCCTTCGTCGCGCCCGGCAATCCAGCGTTGCTTCGCCGTCTTGCGTGAGACCTGAGCAGATACCGTCGCAATCGGCCACCAGACCGTCGAGACGTTCCCGGAGGCGTCCACCGTCTGCGATTGCAGATCGATGCGCACCCGCTCGCGCAGGTTCGGCATCATGTCAGAGCCTCACATTCCGCCACGAGCCCAGGATCTCGCCGACGTGATGGGGCACCGGGACCGCCCTGCCCTCGTTGAGCAAATCGCGATTGTCATACCAGTGCTTGACGAGGATCTTCACGGCGAGAACGAGGTCCGCCGGCACGGATGCCGCGTCCGGCCACCCGCAGGTGAACGTGACCTCGATGGCGCTGGACTGCGCCAGCACCACAATGGGCCATACCGTTCCCAGCTTGCGAAGGATGCGGCCCTTCCAGTCCGAAACCTCGGAATAGTAGATCGAGGAATCGACAAGATTGAGGCCGCCGGTCGCATCGCGCAGGTTGATTGACGTCACGGCATTGAAGGGCCGCTTCGGGATCTCGATGACAGCCGCTGCGCCGAGGATCGACGAGATCGGCGCTTCGCGCGTGCCGTCCCACCAGGGCGCAGACAGTCCGCGATCATCGGCGCCGGGCCAGCGGTCGAAGACGGCCACCCATGTCTGGGGCATGAGCGCCAGACCTGTTTCCTTCTCGACACGCTTGCGCGCCGCCGTGATGAGCGTCCCGATAAGCGTGTCGTCTGCGCTGTCGTCCACGCGCGCATAGGCCTTCGCATCGGCCACGGTGACCGGCTCGGAAGCCGCATCCGTGGCGAGGCGAAGGCGAGCGATGGACGAACGACGCATCCGGATCAGGCCCCGACCGGCGCGGCGCTGGAGCCAACAGCAGCGAGAGCCGCCGTCTCAGCCGCGGCGCTCAGGGTCGCAGCAGCTGCCGCTTCCTTGTCACGACGCTCCTGCTCGGAGAGCGCATCGAGCTCGGCCTTCTCATCGACCCGCTTGTTGCCGGTCACTTCGATGGCTGCGAGCGTCTGGGGATGAATGAGATCGTCGGCGAGCACGTCTTCCACGTCCTCGTGGATTTCGTCCTTCTTCCAGTTCTCGACGGTAAACCCGTCCTGGGCGACACGCATGTCGCGCAGCATCTTGATCGTCTTGGGCATGTCAAACCTCTCGAAAGGAGTGCCGGTCCGCGATCATCCGCGAACCGGCTGTTCTGCGACCGATCAGCCTGCGGGCAGGATGTCCGGGAAGCCAAGGATGCCGTAGAGGCCGACGAGCGTGCCGGTGCCGTGCGTACCACCGAAGACGATGGTCGCGCGCACGTAACGCTTGTTGCCGACATAGCTGACCTTGAACGGATCGACGTCAGCGGTGGCGTGAGCGACCGCGATCAGGCGCACGTAGCCGTTCACGTCCGGCTGCTGGCCACCCAGCTGGGTGGCGTCAGCATTCTTGCCAAGGAGGATCGCGCCACCGCCCTGACCGGCGACAGGCGCGCCGGCCACGACGTTGTAGGTCACGTTGTCGTCGGACTCTTCGAGCTTCAGGGCGATGAAGTTGGTGCCCGTGAAGGTGATGCCGCCTGCGCCGACGTGGAAGGCGTAGGTCAGGGCTTCCGAGCGCTGGTTGTTGTTCGATCCACGGTCGGTCACGACCGCAGACGCAGAGGCCGTGAGGACCGCCTCGGCGACGAGACGCTTCACGGTGATATAGGAACCGATGTCGCGCATGGTGCGCTTTCCTTCTGTCTGGAATGGGGGAATGAGCGCCAGCCTGTGCTGGCGCTCGCCGGCTGTCCGTGCCTTACGAGACGGACGCCTTCAGGATTTTCGCGGCCTCGAAGTTCCTGATGCCGCCACCGACGCGCTTGGTCGTGTAGAACAGCACGTAGGGCTTCGAGGTGTAGGGATCGCGCAGCACGCGCACGCCGACACGATCGACGACGCGATAGAACTGCTTGATGTCGCCGAACATGATCGAATAGCTGTTGGCAGCCAGATCGGGCATGTCTTCCCATTCCGTCAGCGGATAGCCGGCGAAGCTGTCAGCCTGGCCGTTCTGCAGGCCGGGCACCCAGAGGTAATCGGCGTAGAGGGTCTTGATCTTGCGCATCGCCGAGACCGTGCGGCGGTTCGCGGCGAAGCGAGCGTTCGGACGGTAGGGATACTTGAGCGACGCGATGAGATCGAAGAAGGCGTCACCGGCCTGCACAACCGGCGGACCGGCAGCAGCAGACACGAAGCCGCCCGACAGGCCGGTCGGCAGGTAACCGACGTTGCCCCACGACCAGGACGTGTCAGCCACGACCGGATAGGACAGCATGCCCTTCGGCTTCTTGATGCCGTCACCAGACACGAAGGCCTGAGCCTCCTTCTGGGCGAAAACCAGCGCCACTTCGTTGGCCATCCACTGCTCGATGTTCAGGAAGCTGTCGTCGAGCATCTGCTGGGTGGCGGCCGGCATGGCGTACATCTCGCCCGGCACCCATTCGAGTTCGGCGAACTGCGAGGTCGCGGTCTGCGCGCGGGTGTCAGCTTCACCGACCCAGCCAGCGACCGTGCCGCGCTTGTTGATCGGCTGCTTGAGCGAGCCGGTCCCGATGTTCACCACTTCCGCGAACTGGCGGACCGGCGAAACCAGAAGGACGAGCTCGATCAGGCTCTGTTCGATCTGCGGGATCACGGTGAAACCGCCATCCGGCTCAGACGTGGTCGCCAGCGCCTTGGCCTCGATGGCCTTGGCCTCGGCGGCCTCGAGCTCACGCTTCGAGCCCTCGCCGCCCTTGCGCAGATAGGCCGAGAACTTCGCCTCATAGTCGGCGAGCTCGGCCGGCTTCACCTTCTCGTCCTTGGCGCCGAAAATGCCCTTGCGCTTCAGGTCAAGGATTTCGGCCTGCATCTTCTCCTGGACAGCGTCGATGGCCGCGTTGATGCGGTCGACGTGCTCGGTCAGGACGACGTCGTCGACCTTCTTCTTGCGGATTTCCGCAATGCTCTCGTCGTTCTTTTCGCGGAACGACGCGACCGTGCGCATCAGTTCGTCGGAAAGCTTCTTGAATTCAACGGTTCCGGGAGCGTTGCTATCGTCCTTGCGCTCGAGCGGGCGATAGTCGCCCATCAAAACGTGCTTGGTCATGGTGTCCTCGTGATTCAGGCGCGGAACATCTCGGTGATTTTCCGCATGGCATCGGCCGCGACGGCCGCTTCTGCTGCCCGATCCGCATCACGCGGCCCGGATTCAAGCGTTTCTGCACCGTCACGGTGCAGGGTTTTGAAGAACGCGACCGCCTTCACAGCGTCCGCTCGCGACAGACCGGCTTCACGCAGGCCTGCTTCAAGTTCGCGGGGGTTGAAATCTTTCATGGCCGTGACCGTCGCCTGATCGTTCATCGGGAAGGTCACGAGCGAAATCTCGAAGAGGCCGACTTCCTTCAGCTGGCGCACCCCACTGTTGGTGAAGTCCGCCTCAACAGTCTTGTAGCCGATCGACATGCTGTCGATGATGCCAGCCTTCATGAGCGCCTGCGCCTCTGCGCCGCGCTGGATCGACGTCAGGATCTGGCCCTTGATGAAGAGACCCTTCGAATCCTCGCCCGCATGGGTGAAGGAGCCAATCGGCTGGCTCTTATCGTGCTGCCACAGCATCTTGATGGCTGGCGCTGGCCGAACAGCCAGCGACTTCGAGAACGCGCCCGGCATGACGACATCATGTCCGGAATCGACATTGCCGAAGGTGCTCGCATAGCCTTCGAAGGATCCATCGTCCTTGACGGCCTTGCCGTCGAATTCAATCGGCAGATGCTTGAGTTGCTTCATGTCGGAATCCTCGGCCGCCAGAGCGTGATGCATCGGCAGTTAATTACGTTGCCAGGTGAACCGTTCGGGTCGCCTGGAAAGTCCAGTGCCTCACCGTCAACCGTGAATGTTTCGTCCTTCGCGACCGTCTGACCGTCTGCGGCAGCATGCGCGGGCCGTGTGCGAGCGTCTTCTGTCGCGCCCCATTCCTTGTCGAGATCGAGGCCCGTCGCCGTGGCGGCTGCCTCTGCGCCGATCTGGGTTGCGGTGTGCGTCTCGGTGCGCGAAATGGTGATGGCGCGCGCGCGGCCAATCTCGCCGCCGGTTTCGATCTGCACCCGCTTTGCCATGTCGCGCGGCGCTTCGTTGTTCTGTGTTCCACGTGAAATAGCGCGGCGAATGATCCGCTTCGTCGTGTCGAGCACCTTGACGACCTTCTCGGCCGCATAGTTCGCGAGCCAGTCAGTCACGGTGTTCATCGCAACATCGATGAGGTCGATGAACTTGGTCTCGAAGACACCCGGGAGCGCCTTCTCGCCGGTCAGTTCGTCCAGGACAAGCTTGGCGCTGGCCTGCGCCGCGACAAGCAGTCGGGCGCGAAAGGCCCGCATGATTTCGTCTTGATAGTGGTCCACAACGCCGGCCGCGACCTGCGGCTGGCCTGCTGCCACATGGTCCGCTGCGGCGCGCGCAATGCGATCCAGAATGCGAGCAAGATCGTGAGCCAGGGCACGCTCGTGGACGGCGGCGAGCCGGGCATGTCGCGCGATCCGGCGCTCACGCCTCGTCCTCATCCGTCCCGTCGCCGCCAGCCTCGGAAGCTTCATCGTCAGCCTCGTTGCCTTCCGGCGCCGGTCCGCCCTGCGGAATCTCGCCGGCAGCCTCAAGCGGAATCATGGTCGACGAAACGAGGATCACGTCGCCGCCCGGCACCTTCGGAAGGCCCTGCTGTTCGCGCTTCTCGTTGATCGTCATCGACGTCGACTTCTCGACCCGGTCCCACTGGGCCGCGCGCTCGTCCGCGAAGACCTCGAGGTCATCCGTGTCCGGCGCGATGCTGATGTCTGCCCCGAACGAGGGGCCCAGCCACCAAGAGACGCTGCGGCACCATTGCGCCAGCATCGGAATGACGGCCTGCCGATAGAAAGCCTTATTCGCTTCCTGATAGTTCGCGAAAGTGTTGTCACCCGGAATGCCGAGGATCAGCGGCGGCACATTGAACGACAGCGCGATCAGGCGCGCCGCGGCGTTCAATCCCTCGCCAAAGTTCATGTCCTTCGGCGAGAATCCCATCTCCTGCCAGGTCAGGCCGCCATCGAGCAGCAGCGGCTTCCCGGCGTTGCGGGATCCGGACATATTCTCGTCGAGCTCGGCTTTGAGCCGATCGAACTGCTCGTCGGACAGCTTGTCGCTGCCCTCTTTCGGATTGAAGACCAGCGCACCTGACGGCTGCGCGCCATTGTCGAGCAGCGCCTTGTTCCAGCGCAGCGCACCGGTATGAGCGTCGATGGAGAAGGCCGCCGGATCGACGCCGGGCAGGCCGCGCCAATCGTCAAGTGGATGGTAGTCGCGCACATGCAGGACCGGCACGACGCCGCGGACAAAGTCGACCAGCAGCGTGCGTTCGCCGCTGCTGACCTTGAACGTGTAAGACGCCGGTAGCCCATTATCGCCCGGGTTCACCGTGACGTTGCCGGGCTGCCAGCGATAAAGCTCCTTCGGCAGCTTCCCCAAATCGACGCGCTCGGCGAAGAACTCGCCCGCCAGCATGAAGTCCGAAATGGTCGCCTGACGAAACGCCACACCGTCCTGCACGGGATTGGGACGATTGAGCAACGCCTTCAGGACAGGCAGATCGATCTGTTCCTCGCCGCGCATGATCTTCAGCGGGATGGATGCAGCCGCGCGTGCCGTCATATAGACGCAGGCGTTGACCACCGGGTTCTGCTGGTAGCCTTCGGTTGCGATCTGCGCCCAGGAACGGCGCGGCCACTGTGGCAGCCTGAGCGCGCGCGCCGAGATCAGCGCGCCGACGCTCGAATATTTGACCTCCGGTGCAGCAGGCATGGCCTGCGCGACCGGGACGTCTGTCTTGCGGAAGGGCCAGATCCTCACAGTCGACGAATCCGGGGCTCTGACGTCTGCGGTCCGAGCATGAGGTCAGTGATCGCCCAGACCAGCGCGTCGACGCGATCCGGCGAGAAGCCTGCGGTCGCCTTGTCGAAGTCCGTCGTCATGACGCACATCTGATCCTCCAGGCGCGCCAGCGTGCCAACATGGTGGACGCGGTGCTGTTCGTAGAGTGCGGAGACGGGTTCGGCGCGTGTCACCTTGCCGTGCGACGCGCGGACCTCGCGGACCGGGATATTCGGGTCGATGTTGTGGATGATCGTCTTGATCATCTCGCCGCCGTTGTTGACCTCGGCGACGATGCTGTCGGCTTCCATGCGCCGATAGGCGATGACAGCCTTGCGGGCCCATTCGTTCGGCGTGTCGCCCTGTGACGAGTAGTCGCCGAGCACATAGCTGTGATCGTCGTCCTTGCTCAGGCCTGCCGCGATGATCCCGCACTCGTCGGCATTCTCGCCGCTGGTAACGGGTGGATCGATCGCGATGACGATTCGCTTCATGTTCAGCGGCGCGCTGCGCACCCGGTCCCGGTCGATGTTCGACCGCGCCCAGAGAGCGCCCGGCACGTCATCGAGGATTTCCGCCTCAAGCTCCTGCCTGCCGAGACGTGTGCCCTCGTAACGCTTCTGGATCTGCAGGAGGAACGAGGCCGCAAGGTTCGCGGCGTTGTCGAAGGTCCGCCCGCGCGTGACGACCGTCATCGGGTCGTTGATGATCTGCTTGAGCAGCGGAATGGGTCGCGGCGTCGTGGTGACCAGCTGGCGCGGCTTGTCGCCTAGACGAAGGCCGAACTGCAGCATGTCCCAGGTGTCCTGGGCATAGCGCCACTTGGCAAGCTCGTCCGACCAGGCGAGGTCAAATTGCGGACCGCGCAGCTGGTCTGGCTCTTCAGCCGAGAAGGTTGTCGCCGTCGCGCCGTTCGGCCAGGTCAGGCGGCGTTTGGATGGCTCATAGTGTGGCCGGTTCCATGGCGGCGAAATGGCGAGGATGCCGCTGTCGCCTTCGACCATGACGTCGCGGGCATCGGCGGCTGTCTCGGCCACGAGAGCGATGCGGCCGGCGCGTCCGCTCTCGACATTGTCGCGGACCCACTCGGCGCCGAGCCTCGTCTTGCCGAAGCCGCGGCCCGCGATGGCCGCCCAGATGATCCAGTCGCCGTCCGGCTCGATTTGCGTGTCGCGCGCCCAGAAGCGCCAGTCGTATTGAAGGCAGGCCGCTTCCTGCTCACTGAGGCTCGCCAGGAACGCCTGGCGCTCCATGCTTGGCAGCGAGGCCAGCCAGCTTGCGGTGCAGCGCATCCTTCGATCCCGTCAGGTCGATCTGTCCAGAATGCTCGACCTTGTCCCTGAACATGCCGAGATGGCGGCCAAGCTTTTCCAGTGCGCCCTGCTTGTCAGACAGCTTGATGCGGATCGATCCGCCGGCTTCCGTCCTGGTCTCGACCGCCTCGGCGACCACGGCGCGCTGGGCTTCCGTCAGGTCGTCGCTGGCCCTGATCTTGACGCCATCAGGGCCCCATTCGAAGTAGTCGCCGGCATTGGCGAAGGCGATCTTCGCGAGCTCGTTGACGATCCGCTCGACCGTGACGCCTGCCTTGGCAGCTGCCAGACCCAGAAGCTCGTCGATGCGCTGGGCGACATCGGGCTTCCAGCGGACCGTGGCCGAGTTTCCGCCTGGCGTTTTGTAGCCGGCGGCGAGGAAAGCCGCCTCGAGCGTCATGCCCTTGGCGACATTCTGCGCAAACCGTTCGCGGCGCGGGTTCTTGAGGGCTGGCATCAAGCCACCATCGTCGTCTTGATTTCGAGAGATTTCGCCGCCAATGCAGCAGCACCGGAGCGGAAACCGTGCTTCGGTTTCGCCCGGTGCCTGAACGTCTCGATGGCGCGCGACTTGGCCGGCTGCACCATCTCGACGTGGCCAACTTCAAGAATGATCGGCGTTGGCCTGCCGAATATTTCAATATCTACCTTGACAATTCCTTTCTTGTCAAGGTCCGTCACCCTGGCCTCATGCCCGGTGAACGGTCCGTCCACAACCCGCACCCGATCCCCAACCACGAAAGGCGCGGCCCTGGCTTCAGGCGCCCGCGTCTCCCGCACCCAGATCATCACGGCTTCCGGCACCGCCGCCGGCTCATCCGTCCCGCAGGCCCGCAACAGGCCCGCCACGCCAGCCGCGTTGTCGACGGCGTTGCAGAGCGATGGTGTCATCTCGCACTGGATGAAGAAATAGCGCCCGAAGCGCGGCGTCCGGATGTCGCGCCGTGGCGACCCGTCCCTTGACCGGTTCGCCTGGCGCTTGACGTCGATGGGCGCCCAGATGGTCAGCCCGGCGACCGCGAGGTTGAGCCGGGCACGGTCCAGCGCGCCTTCCTTGGCTTCGACGACATACCACCGTCGCGCCGTGTGGTTTCCTGTTGCGTCCATGCTGGGCCCCTCTCTGAAGGTGACCCGCACGAAATCGGTGAAGCTTGCGATATTGATCTGATTTGCAGCTTGGCCGTCAAGGCCGGCTGGACCGACCGCTGGCGACACTGCGATCGCAGGAGGCCGCAAACACCCAACTTCCTAGTCGCGCCAAAACATAAATATAATTATGCTTTTTGCGTAACAGTGTTGCATGAAAAGCATAATTTAATTTGTTTCTTTCATAAAAATAGGAGTATGAGGCCTCCTGCGGCCTCCAAAACCAACAAGCCATTGCGCGCGCTGTCGTTTTCGCTGTCGAAAAGGCTTTTTCCGTGCGGCCTCCTGCGGCCTCCATCGGCCTCCTGCGGCCTCCAAAAGCCCGAAATGAGCAGTTCTGAAAAATGCTGCATTGCAGCGTGCGGCCTCCAAACGTCCGCAAAATTTCCAGATGGAAACGTGCCTCGAATAATAAAAAAGCCGCCCGAAGGCGGCCTTTGGCTGGGGACAATGAAGGGCTGCGTGATCTGGAATTTGGCTCGTTGATCAATCGTTAATGAAACCATGCGACACAGGAATGTATTGACGTTGTGTATACGGACATGCTTCTATGCTGGCCAAGCGGCGCCAAAAAGCCGAAAAATTCCGTCGTGGGAGTTTATAAAATGTCTGCCGCCACCGTCCTGGACAAGCCATCAACCAAGCGATCGCCGTCGCGCCCTGCGCACGACACATCGATCAATCTGAGAATGCCGATCAAGACCCGAACCCTTATCGACGCGGCCGCCAATGCCGTCGGGAAAACGCGGACTGAATTCGTTCTGGAGAGCGCGCGCGTCCATGCGATCGACGTGTTGCTCGATCAGCGATTCTTCCGCCTGTCCGCCCATGAGTTCGACGTATTCGCAACCTTGCTGGACAGGCCGCCGGAGCCTTCCGAGACGCTCAAGAAGCTGTTCAAAAGGAAAGCCCCGTGGGAGAAGTAACGGAGCTTCACCCGCAGGGCGGTGGCTTCACAGCCCCTGCCCCGCTCGACAATTCGCATAACTTTGCCGACTTCGATTGCGGGAAAGAAGCCCTCAACGACTGGTTGAAGAAACACGCCACAAAGCAGGAAGCCCGGTCGGCGCGGACTTTCGTCGTGACGCGCAATGGCGTCGTCGTTGGATATTACTGCCTTGCTGCTGGTGGCGTCCTGTTCGACGATGCCCCTCGCTCTGTCCGTCGGAACATGCCGAATCCGGTGCCGGTCATGGTGATTGGCCGGCTGGCGGTTCAAAAGGATCTTCAGTTCGGTGGCATCGGCAGTGGGCTTCTGAAAGACGCTCTTCTGCGCATTCTGACGGTTGCCAAGGACGTTGGCGTCCGGGCGGTCGTCGTCCATGCGGTCGATGAGGATGCGGTCGCCTTCTACGTGAAGCATCAGTTTCAGGCATTCCCGCAAGAGAGCCTGACGCTTTTCCTGCCCATCGAGACCATCGCCAAGGCGCTGGGCGCCTAGGCCGGCACGAGGCCGCTCTCTGATTGCGCCGGTTCGTCCGGGTATCGATCGACGATCTCGGCGCCGGGGAAGCGGTTCTTGATGGCGGCGATGGTCTTGAAGCCCTCGACCGAAGCGAAGAGAGCGGCACACTCGTCGGGCGTCAGCCAGACGGCATTCTTGCCGGCGACCTGTCGCACCCGATAGACGCAGGCCTTCTGGTCGCCGATGGCGACGACCGTGCCGGTCTTCGGATCGTGGCCGATCATATAGGCGTCGTCTGGCTCGCCAGACCGGGCCATGGCCTCGGTCACGGCGCGATAGCCGCGCACGGTCGCTCCGGCATGCTTGTCGACCTCGGTGCGGTCGCCCAGGACAAGCGCCTCGTGATAGAGCGACAGCTGTTCGGTCATGGCCTGGTGCAGGTCCGGGGCGACCCGGCGCAGCGCCGCCAAGGTCCAGCGCGATTCGAAAGAGAGCGCAGCCTCGCTGACTTTCTTCATCCATTCGGCGATGTGCTTTTCCATGTCGCAGCCCTCACGTTGCGGAACTAGAAACGCGGCGTCCGGTCAGTGCCTTCGTAGGAGCTCTTGACCTCGAAACCGAAATATTGCGCGGCCTTCACCAGCTGGTCGCGCTCGAGATAGGCGGCGATGGAGTGCTCGCTGATCGCCAAACCCGGAAGAACGCCCTTGTCGCCGGCTTCCTTCCGGGCGGCAGCGGCGCGCCAGTAGTCGAGACCATGGGCTGTCAGCTTCACGCCGACGGCGAGGCGGCCTTCCTTGTGTTTCACCACGTCCTTCGGAGCCGCGCCGCGACGGCCGCCGAAACAGGCATTGAAGGCCGTCCAGAAGCTCTTCGGCGCGACACAGAAGGTCTTCGACCCATGGTCCTCCGAGTGCCACTCGCGATAGGCCTCGTATAGGTCGACGCTCTTCGACGCCTGGTCGAGCGGCGCGGCCTCGATGCATTCCTTGACGAAGGCGCGGACGGGGTTCGACCGGTCGGCGATCTCGTCGCGGGCCGCGACCACGGCGGCCGGCTGCTCAAAGGCCATGCGGGTCTCGATATGGTCGCGCGCGCCGAGCGCCCAGTTGACGAGGCCGCCGAGCTCGGTGGCGGCGATGAAGCGCGCCGGACTTGAATAGCCTTCCACCTGGGCGATGCGCGCCACGCCCATGGGGTTCTCGTTGTCGAATTCGCCCGGGCAGCGCACCAGCATGAAGCGGTCGGAGAAGCCGGACGCGCTGTCGAGCGTGCGTGGATAGCTGTTCGACGAGAAGATGGCCGCGCCGAGGAAACGCCCCTCGATGGCCTTCTTGCCCTTGGCGTCGGTCTTGACGATGTCCTCGGCCAGCAGCGCCTTGACGCGGGCGGCGTCGATCCGGGTGCGCTCGTTGGCGGCCTCGTCAGCTGCCCAGAGAGCCTTGCCCATCATGGCCTCGAGGGCGAAGCGGCGCTGTGCCGGGTCGCTCATCTCGTCGAGTGTGGTGGCGCTGCAATGGCTCGCCCCGATGGCGCTGCGCAGCAGGTCGACGAACTGGCTCTTGCCGGAATTCTGCTCGCCCTGCAGGTAGAGGCAGCGGCGTAGCTGGCGGCCGATCTGCTGGCCGACCTTGAAGATGGCCACATAAGCGAATTGCTGCATCAGCCAGACATAGCGTTGCGCCTCGGCGCCATAGCCGGCGAAGAGGTCCGCGACCATCTGCTCGCCATGGGTGAAGGTGGCGGCGGGATCATAGGGTGCGGCGAAGCGATAGGTCGCCCAATGGTCGGGCGCATAGGCGGTCAGGGTACGTGTTGCCGGATTGAAGAGACCGTTCGCCAGCGGCACGAGGCCATGGGCGTCCCACTGCCCGGAAAAGCGCAGGTCGGGCATCGTGCAGATGTAGCGGCGGGTCTCGGTGCGCAGCTTCGCATCCTGGTCGAAGGTCTCGGCCTGCTCGCGTTGTTCCTCGTCGGCCAGTTCCGCGACGGCCTCGTTGACGGCGCGCACCGTGGCGTGGATCTCGGTCTCGATGAAAGCGTTCTGGTCCTTGCCCTCGAAGGCGCGCCAGATGCCGTCCTCATAGGTCCAGAGCTCGCCGCGCCAGAAGCAGATGCGCCGGTTGCCGGTGAGATTCATCCGCTCGAGCGTGAGATGGGCGAGGCGCACATGGGCCGGTCCGCGCGGATCGACATGCTTCTTCGGTCGGCCTGCCTTGCGGCGCTCAATGCGGAACTGGACCACGTTGCCGGCGGCCCCGGTCGTGCCATCGGCCTGCGCTTCGGCCTGTTCCTGCGCTTCGGCACTGGCGACCAGAGAGAGGCGCGGCGCTGGCTGGACCCGCTTTTCGGCGGCGCGGCGCTCGCGCACCTGGGCGAGCTTTTCGGGTGGCTGCTTACGTTCGAAGCCCTGGATCTGGCCGAGGATCTTGCGCTCTTCCGCAACCTGCCAGTTCGCCGCCCAGCCGGACGGCAGGCCGTTGGCGGCGACCATGGCCGAGACGCCCCCGATGACGAAGGGCACGATCTCGTCGGGCGTCCAGCCGCGGGAAACGAGCGAGGCGGTCACGGTGCGGGTGACGATATGGACGCCAAACTCGCCATCGCCGGGCGTCATGGACGCCAGCATGCGTTCCACATCGATCGGCGGCAGGGCCACACGCCCGGCTTCTACCTCGGCGCGCACATAGGCCGCGAAAGGATTATCGGGCGCGGCGGAGGCCGTGGCGCGGCGCGGCGCACCGGTTCGTTTGTCGAGAACCTGGACGATCTCATGCTCGGCGATGACCGGCGGCTCGGCGCTGAAGAATTCCTCGAGGTCGGCGATCTCGTAGCGCCGGGTGAGGTCGGAGAACTGGGCATCGACATCGACGGGCTTGAAGGCGCCCTCTTTCGTGTTGTGGGATCCTGGAACGCGCATCAGGCGCGCCACTTCGCAGCAGGCAGGGTCGCCGGCCATGACGAAGGCGATCTGGCGAAGCAGGGTCTCGAATTCGAGCACGAAGTCCTGCGTCGCCTCGATGGCCTCGGTCAGGAACCAGTAGGCATGGATCCCGTTGCCGGACCGGATCACGGCGGAGGGCTTGAGGCGCAGGGTCATCAGCCGGTGGCAAATATCGGTCGAGCCCAGCCTGACCTGCTTCAGGTCGATGTCCACATGGGCGGCGAGGATTTCGGCGACGCATTCCTTGGCGCGCGACGAGAACGGATCCTTGCCGGTCTCGGCCAGGACGCGCTTGCGGCGGGTCTCGACCTTAGCCTCGTCGAGCGTCGACACGCAGAAATAAATGGCCTGCCCGTCGCGATCGTATTTCGAGACGACGCGGTCGCGCTGGTCGAGAAGGATCGCGGACGCCGATGAGGACAGGCGCTCGTGGCGCAGGCCGCCGCGCGCGTCCTTGGTGTTCGGCAGGGTCGTCAGGAAGACGGAATGCTCGGCATAGGCGAACATCTCGGTGAGGAATGCCTCGTCGAGAGTGGCCGCGGGGAGCATTCCGGACTGTGTCATCTGAGGTCAATCGCGAGAGATGAACGACGCCCGGGCACGAGGCCCGGGCGCTGGTGACGCTAGATCAGAAGCGGGTGGCAGTGGCCGCAGCGCTCGCACCGCCGCGCTTGAAGCCGAAGCCACTGTCACCCGCAGGCGCGGCAGGTGAGGCCACCGCGCTTTCCCGAACTTCCGGCGCCTTCTGCGGTGCCGGAGCGTCGTTGTTCTCTTCGCGCGCCTTGGCTTCAGCCGCCTCGGCGGCCTGCGCGGCGTCGAAGTCCGTCTCGCTGTGCCAGCCGACGATCTTCAGAACCGGGACGAAGGTCTTGCCGTAAGTCTCGTGCCGGTAGCTGTCGACGCCGAGCTCGATGACAGGCAGTTCGCCGGGATGCTGGCGCATCAGCTTCCCATAAGCGCCGCACAGCGCGACGATGGCGTTGCGGCCGCCGGCGGAGGACGGCGAATAGGTGTAGATCTCGCCCTCCTGGTCCATCAGGAAGATGATAGAGGTCGACTGCCACGGATCCTTCGGCTTGCCGTCATTGTCGGCTTCCCATTCGTTCTTGTCGTTGAAGCCGAGCGTCGACCGGTTGGCGGCGCGAGCGCCATCGGCGACACGACCCATCAGGTGCTCGACCGGCTTCTTGTTCTCCCAGCGGGTCCAGCCAACCATGACGTTGCGCATGTCGGCGACGAACTTGGTGCCGAGCGGGACGACGATGTCGTTCTGGCCCTTGGTCCATTCGCCCTTGGCGAACTTCAACAGGGTGCCGACGATGGTGCGCGAGGCAGCCTCGGCGGCATAGGCGGCATAGGGATTCGATGCGTCGGCGGTGGCGACAGCGGTGCCGGCGGTGGTCTTGGTCAGCGCGTTCATCTGGTTTGCCTTTCTGCTCATTGCGCGGAAAGCCGCCGCGCGCGGATGCCTCGCCGGACGACCCGGCGGTGAATTCTCAATCGACCTCGGCGAGCCCTTTCAGGCGGGCCTTCTCAGCCTTGCGTTCAGCGGGCGACATGGCTTCGAGCCGGGCCTTCTCGGCGGCCTTGGCTTGGCGCTCGGCCTCTTTCGCCGCCGCCTTTTCCTCGCGGTCGCGCTGTTTGGCGGCATCTTCTTCGGCCCTGGCTGCGGCCTTCTCGGCGCGCTCGCGTTCGCGGTCCTCGCGCGCCGCCTGCTCGGCAGCCTCGGCCGCGCGCTTGTCGGCGATCTCGTCGGCGGAATAGACCGTGACGCTCAACCGATCGAAGGATGCGCCGTTCTTTTCGAAGTCGGCGAGTTCGACGCCCTTCTCGACCAGGACCGCCTCGATGGCGTCCATGTCGTAGATCTTGCGACCAGCCTGCGGCGACCAGCTGATCTTCGACAGGCTCGATGTCGTGGCGCGCGACACACCGGCCTCGCGCAGCAGGTCGCGCAGGCGCTGCTGGGCGATCTTTTTGCCGCGATCCGCGAGGTCGGCGGCTTCGGTCTGGGTCGCGATCTGGCGCGCGAGGAATTCGATCTGCTCGTCGTGTTCGGGCGACAGAACAGGCTCGGCCTCGGTGCGCGCCGGGATGACGCTGATGGAGATGTCGGCGCAGGCCGTCTTGAAGGAGCAATGCTCGCATTCGCGGGCATGCGGCGACCACTTCCCCTCTGGATGCAGCCGGGTGACGTCGGTCTCGGTCATGATCGCATCGGCGCGTTCCTGCGCGGCGCGATAGATGGCCGGATCCCACGCGACCACGAATTCCTGCACCTGGTCGAGAAAGCTCGCGTCCGTGTAGGAGATGATGGCAAACCGGGGACGGTAGCGCGTGCGCGACCGGATCAGGCCCATCTGCACCTGACACTGGAACGCATGTTCAGGCTTGGGCGCGCCCTTCAGGTTCACGCGCGGGTCGATGGTCTTGCACTCGACGACGAGGCAGCCGAAGGATTCCGCACCATCGTCGACCTGTGCGCCGATGTCAGGGATGCCGCGCTCGGAAAGGCAGGCGCGGTCGAGATTGACGAAGAGACCGTCCGGCGTCGCCGACAGGAAGCCGTCGTGCAGTGTCTCCTGCCGGTCGCCTGCGAAGAGCAGTTTCGCGCCTTCGGGACGGTGCGCTTTGAGCGCGGGCGCCCAGACCTCGTTCTCATAGACCGAACCGCGATCCGTCGCGCCGGAGGACTGGACGAAGTCCTCGTCGGGCGTAAATCCGTGGGTGGCGATATGCTTGCCGAGCCATGTCTTGCGGATGCATTGACCGACATCGGAACCGCCGACGCTCTTGGTGCGATCGTGCGCGAAGGTGCGCTTGTTGGCGGCAGAGAACGCCGTCAGCATGTCCTTGATGGAAAACGGATTGCCCATGGACCTCACTCCTTTGGGTGTTGCTTCGGGATTCACGCCAGCATGGCGAGAATGGTGGTGGATGCGTCCGGCGCTTCGCCGAAGACCTCGAGCGAGTCGTCGAAGACATGAAAACCGGCGCGCAGGCGGATGCGGCCGATCTGGGCTGCGATCATCGAGCGCACGAGAAAGCGCCGCTCCGGCGTGATCTCGAAAAGCCAGGTGAGCGACGGGATGAGCGCCAGCAGCGCGGGCGCGTCGGCGATGGTGAGCCGCCGCATGAACTTGCGAAGCTCGACGATGTTGCGACCGTGCGTGCCCGCGAGCAGGTCGCGCAGCTGCTGGGCTTTCCACTTACGATAGCCGCGCGCGAGCTCCTGCCGCTCGATCTCGCGCCGGCCTGCCGCATTGGCCTCGGCCTTCCTGCCGCGCAATTTCTCGGCGCGCTGTTCAGGCGTGTCGACGGTGCGCTGGGCGGCCTTGCGCTCTTCATAGGCGCGGGCGCGCGGCGAGCGCATGGAGTCGGCGAAGGTCTCGAAGGCGTTGGTCATCGCGCCCACTCCACGACAGGCACATCGCAGACGCTCGCGAGGGCACATTCCGTGGTGGCGCCGCGGGACTTTTCCCAGCCCGGCAGCACGACGACCATCTCGGCTTCCAGGCAGATGAAGGCCGAAAACATCGCGAAGGCGCGGCGCGGTTCGAAGGTCTCGCCCGGCTTCAGGAATTCAGCCGGGCTATAGACGATATGTCCTTCGTCGCGCAGCGCAGCGGCAGCCGCGTGGAAAGCCGGATAGTTGAAATCTGGCAGGCCCGTCATAGGGCCGGAGAGATAGATTTTCACTTCAGCACGCCCCATCCTTTGAGCACGGTGACGGCCTCGTCGAAGCCGTTGGCGATGGCGTGGAGCGCGCCTGCGTCGATGACCTCGCGAGCGAAGCGGCGCTGCTCGTCGCCGACACGGCCGCCCTTCTCGCGTTTCATTTCGAGATAGGCGACGTGGCCCATGGGCGGGATTGTGAAGACAAGGTCCGCGACCCCTGCCCGCATGCCCTCGGCGCGCATGTGCTCGGCGAGCTTCATGGAGCGCTTGCCAGCGTTCGGCACGGCGAAGACGACGAGCTTCGGAATGCCGCGCTTGCGGATTTCCTTCATCAGGCGCACCTGGGCGCCGTGTTCCTTCTTCGGCTTGTCGGAGGCGAGCGATTTGCGCAGCCGCGCCTTGAAAGCATCGTCTGAAAAGACGCCGGAACCGGACGCGGACACTAGCCGGTCCCGGCAGTCTGCTCCACCGATCCGTGCGGGATCGATTTCGGGATGGGTGGCGCGGCTCATGCGGATTCCTTTTCGAGGAAGCGCACGCGCGGCAGGGAGAGCGCGGCGCTGCGGACGCCGTTCATGCCGTTGCGGTCCTTGAAGGTTGTGCCGGACGCCGAGTGGACGAACACTTGGCGGGTGACGGCTTCGACCTTGAAGTCGGGACGCGGCGCGAAGATGCGTTGCTCGCGCGGTGTCTGCAGGCGGGAAAGTTTCGCGGTCTGCATGGTCGCCCTCACGCCTGACAGGGATCGAGATGGCGACGGGCGGCGACGAGCACGCGGATTGTGTCGTCGATTTCCTTCAGCGCCGTGCATCGGGCGTCTTCGGAGAACACGCCACCGTCGACCGCGCGTATGGCGACCGCGATATATTCGGCGTGTTCCTTGACTGACTGGGCGGTGAGCTCGCCGAACGTGTCTGTCGGCGCCGTGATCGGGACGAAGATGCCGCCGGCCAGAGACGCGAAGTCCTCGGCGATGGAGGAAGCCCCTGCCCGCACCATCTCGCGCAGCTGCGAATGGGTCGGCTCGGCGGGGTCGTTGGCGTTCAGAAGCTGGAAGGCGCGCGAGCGTCCGAGGCCGAGGCGGTGCGCCAGTTGCTTGACGCCCTGGACCTCCGCCGCGCCGCGCTGGAGGACCGATTTGGTCGATCCGTAGTGCGCGCTGACATTCGGCCTGTAGGCCGGTGATTCCTGCTGAGACATAGCCACGCCCCCGGGTGGATTTCGGCGCTCACAGTCCGATGGACGGTGAGGCTCAACGCTGGTGAATTACGGGAATGAAGGGCCCCGGCGCCGAAGCGCCGGGGAAGTCAGTGGGAGGAACGAGACTCGAAGACCGAGCCCTTCGCGCAAGACATGACGGCCAGCGTGAAGCGAGTGAGCGGCAGTGCCGCGAAAGGATGAGAGCGCGCTCATGCGGCAGCGCCTTCCTGAGGACGGTCCCAAAGATCGGGACGCATCTGCCAGCGGGGGACGACACCGTCCGTCGCGGCTTCGATTTTGATGGCGAGCTCGGCCGACACGCGGGCCGCGTTTTTCGCCTTGTGGATCGCAGGCTGGGACACGCCGGCAGCGGCGGCCAGTTTCGCCTCAGATCCGCAGTGCTCGATGGCACGGATGATGGGTCGCGGGTTGCTCATGCGCCCATCTAAATAACATTCGTTATGGCATGTCAAGAACGATTGTTATGGGGACGCATCAATAACCGAGGTGATATTTTGTTGCGTATGAGTCTAGGCGACGAAATCAAGGCCGAACGTGAGCGGCGCGGTCTCTCCCAGGAGAGCCTGGCGAAGGCCGTCGGTATTTCGCAGGTCGCGATCAAGAAAATTGAAGCCGGAACGACCAAAAAAAGCCGTTATCTAGCTGAGATTTTGCATTATCTTGGCTTAAAACAAGTCTTTTCGTCCATATCAAAAGCGACCAGTGAAGACAGTCAACAGATTAACCGTTCCGAATGGTATCAAATAAAATCGGAAACCTTGCCTGTGTTAGGTATTGTCGAGGCCGGAGCTTGGCGGGACATTACCGCTGATGAAGATCACGAACCGGAGGTGCGCCAGGTGGCACGTGATGCCAGGTTTCCAGATGCAGCCCAATTTCTGTTACGTGTGCGTGGTGATTCGATGAATGCCGCAAAGCCCTCGCCGATTTTGGAGGGTATGCTAGTCCGATGCGTCAGCTGGGCCGACACCGGGCTTGAATTGCGAACCGGCCTGATCGCGGTCGTCCGCCTCTGGGACGGGTCTCGCGCCGAAACCACAATGAAACGTGTGCATATCATGCCGAAGGGAGACATTGAGCTTCGGCCAGAAAGCACGAATGCGTCACATAAGGCGATCCAGCTACCTGCCGACCATGTCGACGGCGATGGCGTGCGGGTAGAGATCATCGCGGTTGTGACCGCTGCCGTGCAGGAATTTGATTTGTAAAAATAATTGGAGGAACTTCATGCGAGTTGCTGCGGCCGGGGCACTTTTATTGATGAGCGGTGCGGCTTTCGCAGACTGGAAGATCTCCGGCGAAGCTGATCGAATGACCGGGCAGCCTAACGCAACAGCGTCGGTCATTGGTGACCCTATTACAGGGCCAGCCCGCGGGGACTGGCCGCTCCTTGCTATCTCCTGCACGAGTAGCGGGCCCGGGATAGCACTACGTTTCGGCAAAATAATTGGGTCTCAGAAGACGTCTCAAATTACATATAAATTTGGGGCTAGTGCTCCTGTATCTGCCAAATGGATAATGCCATCATTCAAGGATGCGTATTTAATCGAAAATGACGCTGCTGCGTTTTTTGAGCAGGCAAAATCGTCAACTAAATTATTGATACGAATAGCAGATATGACGATCGGCACTTCCGATATCGAGTTTTCCATTGGCGGTGGGTCAACTCTTGCCACCCTCCCCTGCGCGAGATCACAACCGTTAAAGCCCCTCCCATCACAACACCCACCTGCCGGGCGCCCGAAGAACGCGCCAAGGACAATTGATACATCGGGAATTTACTGAAAAAACAGCCCGGCCTCCCCGCCGAGGTTTTTTCCGGCTCAGTTCATAAGAAAAGTTATTGACGCGTCCATAACTTTGGTTTTATAACGGTTCATCGCTTCGATGGAGCCGTTTCCGATGCCATCCCTTTCCGAGCAGTTCATCGTCTGTCGATCGCATAGTCGGTTCGGCTATCCGCTCTACGCCTCGAATGCGCCGCTGCACTCGACGCTCTGGACCGCGCACCAGGACCGCGCGCTGCCCTTCCGGAACCGCGAATCCGCCGAGCGCGTGGCCGCGCAATACAACGCTGCCAATCCGAAGGCGCCCAAGGCTTTCACGCTTTCCGTCTGGCTGGCGGAGGTCGCGTGATGGCCCGCTTCAGCTTCCACAACGCCTTGACGAACGAGCTCGCAATCGGCCGCATGCGCCGCGCGCTCGCCCCCTTCCGCAACATTGACCTGCGTTGCTTCCGGCTCGCGGCCTATCACGTCGCCGGGATCGATCGCACCGAGGCTGATCGGTTCGACCAGGAGGCCCTGCGCATCGAGCGCCTGCGTCGCCAGCATGCGGGCAAGCCGACGCTCGCCGGCGAGCTCGCCGAAGGCGCGGCAACGCTTGCGGCCCTAGGCTCACTCGTCGCGCTGATCCTGTTGCTCACGCCAAGCGCTGGACATGCTGCTGAGGCTGTCGGGCAAGCGCCGATTGGCGTTCTGGGCGACCTGTTGATGATCATCGCCTGCGCTGTTTTCGGGTCGGCTCTCGTGGTGGCTTTTGTGCATTGGGCTTTCCCGATGCCGACACCCATTGCACCCTATGACGACGAAGACGACTTCGGCGACCACGGTACGCCGCCGCAGTGGAGGCGCTGATGGGCCGCCCACTCGTCCTGCGCAAGACCGACCGCGATCCGGACCGGCCGCAGCTGCTGCCGACGCCGCTGGCCATACCGCCTGCCGCCATGCCGGAACCGGAAAAGCCGCGCTCGCTCGTCTCCGCATCGGGCAAGCGCGCGTTGATCGGCACGATCCATCCGCAGGAACGCGCCGGGCGCGACCAGCCGCACAGGTTCACCCCGGGCGGTGCGGAGATGCGCTGCTTCGCGCGGCGGGTGCCGGATGACCTGCGCGACCGCGCCATGATGGCTATCTGCATCGGCGATGAATCCCGGCTGACGCCGGACGTGTTCCATGCCGACCTCGTCCTCGAGGGCCGCTCCGAGAAGGCTGCGTCCGACCTGCTCGACATCTATGAATTCCTGACCGGCCTCGTGGATGGTTCGGCCAAGGCCTTCGACATTCTCGAAGAGTTCGGCACCGAGGCGAAACAGATCGTCCTCGAAAATCCCTATCGCATCGTCGAGGTCGACGGCGTCGGCTTCAAGACGGCGGACAAGGCCGCACGCCAGATATGGGGCGAGCCCTTCGATCGCTACCGCGACGAGCGCCTGTCGGCGGCGCTGGCGCTCGCTGTGCAGGAACAGAGCCTGCAGACCGGCTCGACCATCGTGTCGAAGGCCGCCGCGATCAACGCTGCCATGGGCGTGCAATTCCTCGACCTGCCGCAACTGGCCGAGACGCGCGCGAAGCTCGACGCCATCATTCCGGACCTGATCGGCAAGGAGCGCCTGGCGCTGCACGAGGGCCGCACCGGTCCCGCGGCGCTCGTCGGCGCTATCGGCCTCACGCGCTTCGTCAATGCCGAGAAGACGGTCGCGCGTATCGTCACCGAGAAACTGGCGCCCAGCGGCGCGATGCCGGTCTTCGGCAGCCGCAAGGAAGCCGCGCGCCAGATCGCCAAGGTCGCGGACCGGCTGGGCTTCACGCTGGCCGACAGCCAGCAGCAGGCGCTGGAAATCCTGATGACGTCCGGGCTGGCTGTCCTGACCGGCGGCCCCGGCACCGGCAAGACCACCATCACGCGGGTCTTCTGCGACGCCCATGCCGATCTCGGTCGCGAGGTCGTGCTTGTCGCCCCAACCGGGCGCGCGGCGCAGCGGCTGGCGGAATCGACCGGGCGCGCGGCATCCACGATCCATCGCGCCTTCATGGTCGGGCCCGGTGGCAAGGCGAAAGTGAATGCCGGCAATCCGCTGGAATGCGCCGTCCTGGTCGTCGACGAAGCCTCGATGCTCGATGCCGGACTGGCGCGCATCGTGCTCAACGGCATCAAACCCGGCTGCCATGTGCTCTTCGTCGGAGATGTCGACCAGCTGCCGGCGATCATGCCGGGCAATGTGCTGGCCGACCTGCTGGCGACGCGCCACGTCCCGCGTGCCCAGCTGACGCAGACCATGCGGCAGGCCGAAGGCTCGCACATCATCCAGGCCGCGAAGCAGTTCAACACCGGCAAGGGCCTGCCGAAGGCCCTGAGCGGGCAGAACGATTTTCTCTATGTGCAGGCCCAGACCGAGACGGAAGCGCTCGGTTACGTGCGCCAGCTGCTGCAAGAGGTCTTTCCGACCCTTGAGAAGAAGGACGGCTCGCCGATCGATCTGCTGCGCGACGTGCAGATCCTCGCCACCCACAACGACAAGGGCGAGATCGCGCGCTGGAACGTCAGCCAGTTCTATGCGGGCATCGTCAATCCCGGCATCGACCGCGCCCGGCTGCGCGCCGGCCAGAACGCCCGAACGTCAGGCTTCGCCAATCCGGACGAGATGATCGGGATCGGCGACAAGGTGATCTCTCTGAAGAACGATTACGAGCTTGGCGTCATGAACGGCGAGATCGGCTTTGTCGCGTCGATGCGCACGGATCGCGGCGAGATCGACGAGATCGCGGTCGAGTTCGACCCGCTCGACGCGCCTGTTGTCGATGATGGCGACATGCAGGCGCGCCGCCTGATCACGTTCAAGGGCAAGACCCTGAAGAACGTCACGGCAGCGGGCGCGATCACGGTCCACAAGTCGCAGGGTTCGCAGTTTCCTGCGGTCATCTGCCTGGTGCCGCGCTCGGCTGGCGGCTTCGTGTCGCGGCGGCTCGTCTATACGGCCATGACGCGCGCCCAGCAGTTCCTCGCCGTGATCGGTGTGCGTGACGCCTGCGACCTCGCCTCGCGCGAGGAAGGCTCGCCGCGCGTGACGACGCTGGTGGCGTCTCTCGAAGCGAAGGCTGTGGCCTCTCGCGCTGCTGCGGAGTGATGGCGATGACCGCACAGATCATCAACCTCGAAACGATCCTGGCGGCCCGGCGCGCGCTCGACGCCTATGCGACGAAGGTACTGGCGACGATCAATCTCGGCCATTTCGGAAGCGCCGAGGACTACATCGCGGCGCTGCGTTTCATGCGCCTGCCGGAAGCAAGCCGGGCGATCCGCGCCGACTTCGAGCGCACCGCGAACGCCCTGGACGCCGAGCTTGCCGTGCGGCGCCGCGAACTCATCGCAGACGACTCAAAATTCTGAAAGGGGCTGACAAATGGCACGAGCAAAGAAGGCAGCTGTTGCTGCCACGGATACCGGCGACTTCGTGCCAGACGCGGTCATGCTGCGGACCTGCAAGAAGAACGGCGCGGCCTATGGCGGGTTCATGTGGCCGCTGACCGTGGGTGCCATGGTAGTGGCTCCTGACTGGAATGCCGAAGCGAGATGTGGCGGCGGGTTGCACGGCCTCGTGGGCTGCATTGGCAACTGGGGCAACCTGGGCGATGCCAATGACGACAGGTGGATGCTGTGTTCGATCATGCGGTCCGAAATGGTCGTGATCGACGATGGCAAGGTGAAAGTGCCGCGCGCTCGCATCGACTTCATCGGGTCGCGCGCCGAGGTGCTTTCGCGAGTGCCGAAGCGCATGGTTGCCGAAATCAGCCGGACGGTGGCTCTGGCGACCGAAGGGATTGAGAAGAAGAGGACAACCGCTGCGACCACTGGCTATGGCTCCGCCGCTGCGACCACGGGCGATGGCTCCGCCGCTGCGACCACGGGCACTTGCTCCGCCGCTGCGACCACGGGCGATGGCTCCGCCGCTGCGACCACGGGCACTC